TCTAATACTGTTTGAATATTATTATCGCACTCAAACTCTTTTATTGCGTCTAGCTTTTTATAAGCATTTATCAAATCCTGATTCATTATTTATGTAACTTGCTTGTGATTCTTCTAGTAAATATACTTCTTTTTGTTTTTTCTTTTTAGTCCATAAAGTTGTATCAGGACAATTCATTTTTTCTAATGATGGCAGATCTAAATTGTTTAACCAAAATATGTACATAGCTTTCGGATCAAAAACTAAATACAGTTTGTGCACATCTTCATTTATTAACATTAATTTATCATACTTTAATTTTTCAAGCATTTTAGTTTCATAATATGTATGTCTAAATTTCATTTCAATAACACACTTATTATTTTTTGGTGTTAAACCTCTTGCGTCGAAATGTTCGTATGATCCTCCACTCCATTCGAGATCCCAACCGTCTATGTTTAATATTTTTACTACTGTTTGTTCCCATTTATGTACTTCCTTTATACCCATTTTTATAAATAACATTTAGCTCATTTACAAACAACTGTATCTGTCCCTTAATATGCTCTCCTCTACAAGTGCATAAACTTTCTAATGCGTGGTTAAAATACTTTGCGTGTAAATTTTCAATTAATCTCAGTTCGCTTTCTGCTATTGTGTTGTTTTTTACTCCCTTAAATTTTGACCATTGATCGTAGTCAATCTTTATCATTTGTACTTTTTGTGTCATCTTTTAATCTGTATTTTATTTAGATCATCTTTTCGTTTATCGCAACCACAATCTTTATATCCAAAAAACTTTGATACAGCTGTTGCAATTCTTTTACCATACCCAAAAGTTACAAAATTAATTATTCTTTCTACTATGTCCCCTAGTCCAATCGTATTTTTCATATTCTTTTTTTATAAAATCCTTTACTTTAATGTATGTATTTCTTAATGACACATAACTAATATTAGTATCTCTACTTAGTTCTGATATTTTTCTACCATCAGATATTAATTCAAAGATTGCAATATCATACCATACTAATTTGTTTTCATAACTATCAGTAAATTCTTCAAGTTTGTAATCTATAATATTATCATCTATTGTGCTTTTAATTCCATACTGTGCTAATGCTTCACTTAGTGCGAATGTTTCTGTATCGCTAGTGATTATAATATCTTTACGTTTTTTGTTTATTTGCTTAGTTCTTAGACAAGCGTGAAATATCATCTTATATAAATAATAATAGTTTATATCATTATCTCCATATTTCAAATCTTTACCTTTCTTTGTTAGTTCATCTATCTTGATATACATTTCAGATATGATATCTTGACAATCATCATTCTGACAACCAAAAGATCTACAGATTCTTAACCAGTCTTTATGCTTTTTATATGCTATTTCAAGAATCACGCTTTTTTACTAAATGTAATAAATTTCTGCCATTTAAACTAAACCCTACATTGTTTGCTAGTGATATAAATTCTAGAGGATTTTCTAATGGTGTAGGTCTACCACCACTATCTATCTCTTTAATCTTAATTATAGCTATAAAAGTATTCGTCCAAAATTCAGGATGATTTGTATACCTATGTAGAATTAAAAAATTGTCAGATTTGTTTAAAAATTTACCACCACCTTCTGCAGATCCTGCACTGGGAGGTTGTATATATCCTTCAAATTTATGTCCGTTAGGATGTTTGTGTCTAAGTGCTTCTGTAACTGCGTGTGTTACTAAATATATAGAGCATTTGTTTCGTCTTGTAAACAATCTCATATCACTCATAATAGCATAATCGTATTCGTGTGCTCCGTAAGATCTCATTAACTCTTTATCTTTAATTAATGAATTGTATGGATCTATTACGAAACCGTGAAAGTCGAACTCTTTTTTTATTATCTCTGCTTTAGCTAGTAATTCACTAGATGTAAAAGTTTCATCTATATCTATGTACCTAAAATGATCGTGTACCCATTCAATTTTTTCTTTCCAAACATTGTCTGCAATTTTATTAAATGGTAATCCTACAAGAAATTCACATAGTTTTTTACTTATACTTGTTGCTTCATTTTCTGCACTATAGACCAAAAATTTAAGATCATACTTACGTGCATAAAGCAAGAGCATATAAAGTAATGTTGTAGTCTTTCCAGTGGAAGCGTGTCCAAGTACCACATTAAAGCTGTTAAACTTAAACCTCCAGTACTCATCTATTTCATTAATCCCAAGTCGTAAACCTTCCTTTATTTTTCCATTACGAATATCATTTAATCTACTGACTTGAGATCTTAGTGAAACTGTATTAGAACGGTAGTCCGTCATCATCTTCAGTGTTGCGATCGGGACTGTGTTCCTTACTTGTTACTTCCTTATAATTATTGTTCTCTAGTTTGCTATAAGGTTTACCTGCTTTACTAAGCATTGTAATAAACTTTAAGTAACCTTCATTCTCCTTTATGTGTTTTATTACATCAGGATCTTTTAACTGTTCTAAAAACTTTTCTACGTTTAAGCTGTTCTTAGATACTATAAAACTTTTTTCGTTTGTGTATGTATAAAGTCCATTTATAAATACTGTATCAGATTTTTGTGCCATTTTATTGTGGTTTTGTCGTTAATAAATTATAGTATGCAATACTTATCTGTGCAATAGATGTCAGAATTGTTTGCTGTGCTTCTGCTTGTAATCTTTTAGAAGCAACTTCAACTGTTTCGTTTTCTAATATCTGATCTTTCTTAGCTTTTATCTTTAATGTTTCTTGCCAAGGTGCAGATGTAACAGTTTCAAACCCTAATTTACTAGCAACAGATAATGCAATACTTTGTTGTTGCGTTAAAGTTACATTATTTTGTGGACTTGATGTCTGTGCAGGTTGTTGATCTTCTACTTTTTTCATTTGTTTACCGTTTTGTTGGATTTTCTTTGTGAACTTATCTTCTCGTTCATTTAATAAATATGTAACTACATCACCCTTTTCAAATGGGTAAATTTTACTAGCAGGATAATTAAATACTGCTATATCACCGTTTTTAAAAGACACTCTATGTTCTCTCATATCCGTTTTATCTTTACCTTGCCAAACCTTGCCTTGTTCGATCCAGTCTATGGTAGCTTTTCTTTCTTCGTTTATTGCTAGTGCCATATCTATAAATTTTCTTGGTTAAAGTTATGTCTTGCTAAATGTTTTTTTAATGTATCTGTTACTTTAAAATCAAGATCATTGTCTTTTTCTATAAGTTTTAACAAAGGTAAAAATTGTGATACTACATCTAACTCGTTTTCGTATAGCTTTTTGTAATTATCAGCTAAACCTCTGCTTTTTGCTAATTCTCTTGTTAAATCTTCTATTCGTTCTCTACGCCATTTTAATTGGTCGTTTACAAAACTGTCAGCGACTGTTTTTGTATTTGTAATCGTGTTTAAAATACTCATAATGTTTTTGTTTTTGTGTTATTTATTTGATAAAGTTAATAAATCTTTTTTAACTGTGCAAAATATTTCATCTAATTCGTAATTTTCAATCTTAATTGTTTTCTTAGACAATATCATTAATTTATCTGCAGTGCCTTCTCCGTGTATGTTATCAATAGCTTTACCAAACATATACTGATTACCTGCTAACCAATTATTACAGTACGCACACTGTGGATATACGTTGCGTTCATCAAACCTAGTCACTAAAAATCTTCTTGATACAAAATGACCTGCGTGTATTTGTCCACTATCCCATATGTGTTTTTTACCACACGTAATACACGTACAGTAACCTTTATGATCTGCGTTTTTTAATCTAACATACTTGCTAAATATTCTATCTATTTTTTTTATAAGTTTTCTACGCATAAACCTATATAATTATATATATACAATATAGTATATAGTACAATATAGTATAATACAATATAATACAATTACAATATAGTACTAAAGTTTTCTTATTTTTTCTAACCCACGACTTCCAAAGTATGCACCATAGACTAAAAGCATCAGCTGATTAATTATGTTAAGATCATATTCCATAAAAAAACCAGTTGCATATACTAAAGTTAGAAATACTAGTGATATAGGTCGCACGTTTTTACTAAGCCAAGAATCAGACATTAGATCAGCTTCCCATCTACGAGTAACTGAATCCACCTCCTCAATCTCTATCTCGAGCATTTTAAGAGCAGTTTCTTTATCTTCTTTAGGTAAACTACTATCGGTAACAATTAAGTTCTTTAAAACGCCTAATACGCCTTTGTCAGGAATCGTCTCTGCTAGTGTCTGAAACACCCCTGATTTCCCTAGTAGAAATTGACCTAGTTTCGTTTCTTTGAACTTTTTTCGGTTTTTGCTCATATTTTACTTTTTTAGGTTGCACAGCTTTTGGTTCTGTATACATTTGCATACCTTCTTCTAGTGAATTTCTGTATACTTGTTTTCTGTTTAAACCTTCTACATACGTACAATGTACCCAGTTAGGTGTGTCAGTACCATATTCCCATATCAATACATCAAAATCTAAATTGTCTTTTATGTAATTAAATATGTCTTTGTTAGAAACATCTGTATTATCATTATCTATATCTATAGCTTGTCCAGTAATGTGTTTACTGTGTGATACGCCACCTACCATACTATTTAATCTTTCGCAACGATACATACTAGATACGTATATTGGTTTCTTAAAATGATCTCGTATAGGTTGGAATAGTTTATCTGCTGTAAGTTTTAAATTGTCTAGTATTATTCCACTAGGTGTATTATTTAAATTTTTACGTTTTGCAGTTTCAGATCTACACGCTTCTGCTAATGTTAAGTTGTTAGATAATTTCATTACAGTATTCTATTTACAAACCATTTCATAAATACTGT